TTGCAAGAAGAGTTCAGGAAATAGGTCATTTTTATGATGATATTGAAAAACCTAAACATCGCACACATGATGGTAAAGTAATAGAAGATTATCCCTTTAATATTAAGTTAGGGGATGTGTGGGTAAACTTTCAGAAAAAAAATGAATTCAACCCAATTCACAAGCATGCTGGAATTCTTTCTTTTGTAGTTTTTTTATCAATTCCATTTACCCGGGAAGAAGAAGATAAATTTGCTCCTCCTTCAATGAGGGAGAAACCTAAGAATGGAAATTTTAATTTTATTCATTACACTGACGATTATCATCAAAACATTGAAGTAGCTGTTCCAGTAGATAAAACTTGGAACGGAACAGGTTTACTATTTGAATCTGGTCAAAGACATTATGTATACCCATTTTATTCTAGTGATGATTATAGGATTACAATTTCGGGTAATTTTTATTTAAAGAGGAAAAATTGATTTTTATAAAAGACAATTTTTTTGATTATTTTGATCAATTTGAAAGTTTTTTTAAAACTGTACCCTTATATACAAAGGAAGAATTAACAAATAATTTTAATTATAAAGATCAATATTGGCCTGGTAGGAGAAGTAAATTATTACATACAGAAGTTGCAACCCAACCAATTTATTTTTTATTTTTAAAAGAATTTAATCAAAAAATAGGTCATGTAATTTCTGGTTTAAAATGGAAAGTAAATCTTTCTGTTCATCTTAGAGTAGGAGAAACTACAGATTGGATTCATAAAGATGATGATGTAGATTATGCTATGGTTATTAACTTATCAGAAACTAATTTAAATTCTGGGACTTGTTTTTATAATGAAGAAAAAAAAGAAACTATTGTATCTAAATTTGTAAAGAACCGAGCAGTTTTTTATGATGCTCAAATAAACCATAGTTCGGTAGGAAATTATGGAAAAGACATTGAAAGTGGCAGACTTACGTTAAACGCTTTTTTTTGGGTAGTAGATAAATGACACATCAATTAAATTTTATTTATAATGATTCTGATTGGGTATGCCCATCCGAGTACCCCGATCTTTCAAACGCAAAAGAAATAGCTATAGATTTAGAAACTAAAGATCCAAATATTAAAACTAAGGGTGCAGGATGGCCTACGTTTGATGGACATATAGTTGGATTTGCAGTAGCTGCTTATGACCAGCAATGGTATTTTCCAATTCATCATGACGCAGGTGGTAATATGGACATGGCTGTTACTACAGCCTGGATGCAAGACGTGCTTAACACTCCAGCAACTAAAATTTTTCATAATGCCAGTTATGATGTAGGTTGGTTAAAAATAAATGGATTTCAAGTTAAAGGGCCTATAGTTGACACAATGATAGCTGCAGCTTTAATCAATGAAAATAGATTTAGCTTTGCATTAAATTCTTGTGCGAAAGATTATCTTGGTGAAATTAAAAATGAAACTTTTTTAAATGAAAAAGCAAAGGAATGGGGAATTGATCCTAAAGCAGATTTATGGAAACTACCCGCAGGTTACGTAGGGTTTTATGCT